GTATGTCTACACGACCATCAAAGTCATTTTGCATGATTTGTGGTGCTACGTTACCTACAAAATACGGATAAGGCACTGGATTTTCCGAAAAAATCTCTGCTAACATACGAAATTCTTGTTTTTGTGCGTAATGTAAACGCTTGTGTATACTAGAAATAATCTTAGAACCTTGTTCTATCAACGCAACTGTAGTTCCAACTGGTGCTTGTGAGTTAACATCTGCTATTTTTGCATCAGCAACTTGTGCAAAACGTCTACCAGAGTCAACAACCACACCTAAAAGCTGTGCGAGTGTCGCAGATGGCTCTTTGTACGGAAGGGGAATGATAGAGTTTTTCAAATCGCCACCTGGGACATCTATATCTCTAAACTCACCTGGGTTCAAAGGTTCGTCATCATTTCGGATTCTAACGCCTCTTGCCTTAAATCCAGCTGGTAAGTTTGATAATGTACCCGCATCTATTAATTGTCTTAAAATAGATGTGGCTGCACGAGATAATCCACCTATTGTATGTAATAAACCAAAGCCGTAAAAGCCAAAGCCTGGTAAAAACTTAAAATGAACAAAGTATTGTCTCTTTCTTTTTAACGGATCTTGTTCTCTAAAGTTTCTAACCACTGATAAAACTTGATTTGAATTTTGATCAATGGTGACAATATAAGGGAGCATAATACCCGAAGGCTGCCCTTGATTATCCATATCTTCAAAGCCTTCCAAGTCCAAGTCAACATGGACTTCAAGTAAGGTGTAACTGTCGTCTGAGTAATTAGGATGTAATCCTTGAAGATCGTCAGTAGTTTCTTGGATAGCTCCTTCATCTTCTCCAGAGTCTGTTTTAGATAATTCAACATCTTTATACACTCCCGCAACTTGTAGTTTACGGATATCGTTATAGCTCATTCGCACCATGTGTGTAACTCGCTCTGCCGTTCTAATATCAGAAGCAGAGTACGGAACTATTAAATCTTCTGCTGGTACAAACTTAGATACCGCTCTTTGTTTCGTAGGATCAAAGTACACTTTCTTAAATGTAGAACCAGTAAGTGGTAAATAAAACAACATCTGGTCTGTGTCTTGATCGTATTCCTCCATGACTTCAGTAATCTGATAGTTCATGTAATCTTTAATTCTTTGTGCTTGATCTTCTGTTTCTTTGGTAGCAATACCAAGTATTTGTGTTTTTACTGGGCCGCCACTCGGTAACATTTCTTTGTATGCTTGTGATTGAAACTGTGTTGTTGCCTCTGACAATAGTGGATGTGTTACACCACTTGCACCAAGAAACGGATCACTTCTGTCTTCGTAGTTAATGCCAAGCAAGTTCAATCCTTTGGCGATTGCTTCTTCCCAGTCTTGTCTTGACTCTAAATCTTCTTTTACTTTTGATTGTAGATCAGATGCAATAGAAGCCAACACACCTTCTTCTATAACTTCTGCAAGGTTAGCATCGTGAATGTATGGCTCTGCCATGACTGGGATTTGTTCTTCACCCATGTCAAGTTCTATACCCTCTGGTAACTCGTCAACATCATCTTGTATTTGTAAAGCGAGTTGTTCTTCCATGGGCACAGGTTCACCGCCTGCTCCCATAGCTTTTTCGACCATGCCTGCAATGTCTCTTGGTTGTTCTGCCATTAACTTGCCTTTCTCCTAAGATCTATATAACCACCTTTTGCTCTAAAAGTAAATTTACCTTCTGCTAATTTTCTTCCTTTTGATCCAGGTGATAAATCAATAACAAATTGTACTGGTCTGTTCAACTGTGCTCTTTTAGTATTATCTTTAGAAACCATTTCAAATATTCTATCTCTGTCAACTGTTGCACCAGCGTCTTCAAATCTTTTTGCTACAGTATCTAATGTGCTACCGTAAGTTCCTATACCAAAAGTTTTCTTAATTCCTTGTATGCTTCCATCTTCTTTTGCTCTTGATGCCCACTGATCTTCTCTGTGCGGAACGACTATACCAGCGATAGGCTCTTTATATAGTTCTTCAAATCTAGGATCTGTTAGTTTATGAATTAAAGATTGCAACAAGCCTCTTGATGTCTGTGCCATGGTGGCATTATTCGGTGATCTAACATATTTCTTGCCATCGTTGATGTGAGCATATAGTCTAAGGGCTGCTTCTTTTAATTCACTAGGAGCATAATTGTATTCTTTTGCATTTTTTTCTGCATGTTCTACTAATTTTTTAAATCTTCTATCTATTTCTCTGTTGTTATCTGCACCGACTTCATTGTCTTTCATTTGTTTTTCAAGAACAGGTAACATTTTTTCAAGACCTGATTTTTGTAATTTAATTTTTTCTGCTCTAACTTTATCACCCTCTAAGAAACCTTTGTAACTAGGTGTAAGAAATAATTTATATACACTTGTTAAACTTGGACGGTATCCGACAGCATTGCTACCAGGATTGTAATCATTTTCATCATACGGCACTGGAGTTAATTTTAACTGTATTTGGCGAAGTCGATCTGCCTCTACACCTGTGGGTAAGTTTCTAATAAATCTATTTAAAAGAGAATCGTTTTGTTCTAATCTTTTTTCTTTCTGCTCTCGCATACCTCCTTGTACACCAGAATATGAATATATCTTTTCATTTTTCAACATAGATCCGATTAAAAGTTTTTTCTTTAGAGCATCTTTATCATCCAATCCAAGTTGTTTTGAGTATTTATTAACAGTCTGTGCTCCTATTGTTCTTTGTTTTTGAGTATCTATTTCTTCCATATACTCTTTATAATTACCATCTTCTGGAACAAAACCTATGTTATCTGATACGTTATCTATGATTCTAGACAATTCTTTTTCTATATCTTTTTTTATTTTTGGTGGTATTAAGTTTTCTATGTCTGATATAATTTTATCATATTTATGATTAAAATATGCAGGAAATCGTCCTATTGCCCTATCTCGTGCTCCTTCGTTTAGAGCACTTTCGTCAGCGTGTCTATCTTGTATTGCATCAAAGTCTATTGAGTTTAATTCTGTTTTAAATTTATTAGCCATATACGATCCGATTTCATGTCTTATAACATTCAAGGCTTGTTCATTAACGGCTTCGTTTACACCTCTTTCTAAAGTAGATTGCATTGTTTTGATTATTGCATCTGTTAAATCTTCTTCACTTATTGAGCCACGAAAACCAAAATCAGAGTCTGCTTCTTGTCTAAAAGAACTAGTAGAATCTGCTATGAGAGACGTTGTTTCTGAATAATTATAACCCTTTTCTTGTAAGTTTTGATCTAGTAGTGCCTCAAAAAAACCCTCTGGACTGCTTATATAAGAATCTTTTATTTCTCTTTCTTCCTTGCCATGAGCGTACATGAGACCCTCTCTTCTAAGATCTCTAGTCTCACCTCTATCACCAGTTTGTTTACCAAGATCGCTATAATAATCACCTGGCATCGTTTGATAATTTGATCTAAGAGGCATGTGACCCACTAGAGTTTTTACAAGAGTTGATCGTGCTCGTGGTTCATTATACTCTATTGGAAAACCAAGTTGATTTATATAAACTTCATTTTGATCTCCATCTAAAGTGTAGTCATCTAAAAAAAGTTTTCCTTGTTTATTGTATCTAGGATTTTTAGATGCAATTTTTTTATTTCTATCAGAGACTGGTGTTCTTAATTTAGTACGTCCTAATTCTTTTAAAATCACTGCCGCTAATCTATCTGGTGCTGGTTTAGCAAACTCGCCATTCTGTGCCATTTGAAAACCATCAAACTCCCTCATGGCTTCTTGACGAGGATCATTAGCAAATTGTGTTCCCTCAAATCCATCCATGGCTTCGAGACCTTCTATAAAGTTTTCTGCCATCGTGCTATAGTCGTTATCTGTAAACAAAATACTTTCTAGCATGGACTCTGCTTTATTCAGTCTTTCAGTCGCTAATTGTCTGCCACTGACTGATCCTTCCTCTTTTTGTGTAGCGTATGCTTTTACATAACTCATAACATTTTTAGGTAGAGTTTTTCTTAAAGTTTTCAAATCATCTAAAGTTACATTTTGTATTTTAGATATCTCCATGGGAGCAGTTCTAGTGGTTTGAAATCTTTCTATCTGATTATTTATTTTTTCTAGCTCTTCTTTTACTAGATTTACTTTCTTTTCTGCTTCTTGAAAAAGTTGTCTTTTTCTTGTTAAATCTTGGTTAAATTGTGATGGAGCGTCATCATCTGACATCTCTTGATCTATGGCATCAAGAACTCTAATCTTGTTTCGCTCACTTGGTGTTAACAATTTATAATCGTCAAGGGAGTCTCTGCCTGTAAAATCACCCATAGTTGTGTTAAGAGTTCTTATTGGTCGTTTGTCCGTGGGTCTTACTCCACCAGAAAAAGTTCTGGTCAGATATGGATCGTTACCTCTCAAAGCCGTATCAATAGCACCAGAAAATAATTCTGGTATTCCACCATATTCCACTGGTGTGCCATACGCATATTCTGGTTTTGCAAAATCTAATAGATTTTCATAAGTTCTAGTCACATCTGATTGTATCTCTTCAACAATGGCATATAGTTTACCATCTGCTCCTCTTACAATCATAGCTCTAGTGTAACCAAAACCTTTGTTGTAGTAGTCGTGAGGTAAATTTAGTTCCTTTTTATCTTCAAGTATATTTTCTTCTATTGTTTTATCGTTCACTCTAGTCTTTTGTTGAACTGCATTTATGACTGGACTGTTTGTTAAAGAACCAGCTCTCAATGATTCTTGGTCTGGATTCACTGCAATAACACTTATATTGTCAATTTCAAAAGCTCTGCCACTACCAAGTCGTTGAGCATCTGGGTCTCTGTTTGCTACGATTCTTATTTTTTGATTACCTCTAGCGTCAGTTTGACCTGTAGGAACTTCCACATTAATTGGTTTACCAGTCACTGTGGCAAAAGAGCTAAATATCCTTTGTCCAGAATAACCTTCTTCAATATCAATCGTGCCTTGAGGAGCTAAACTTGGATCTGCTAATATCTCTCCAGCACTAAGGGCAAAATTTCTAAAAGGTCCGTTTGTTCTTCTGTTCTGACCACTTCTAACTTCTAATCGAACAGTTGGTCGCATCTGGTCAAAATCATAAATGATCTCTTCCATAGTTTTTTTCTCGTTTTGATTTCTTATGAGATACTCTTCTAATCCAGATACAAATGCCTCACCACCTCTGTTGTGAATAATCAAGTCACCTCTTTCATTTGGTGAGTCAAAAACATTCACTTCTCTTTTTATCTTTGTAGGAACAGTAAATTTAACTGCAAGTTTATCCAGATCTGGTATGTTGCCGTAATTTGGTTCTTGTCTTATTTTTGGTCTACCTTGTTTATCTTTAACAGGTTTATTGTTCTCATCTAAAATAGGTATATCAACTTTACCTGCTGCCTTAATTGCTTGAGCAAATTCTTTTCCTTTACCCTCTCTTGGTCTGTATCTTTCCTCTTCACCCTCAACCGTTTTAAATTGTTCTCTTGCAAGAAAACCAACAGAGCCTTCTTTCTTACGTTCTTGTACTTTAAGTGCATCATAAACTTCAGAAACTTTTACTGGTTTTTTCATGCCAAACTTATCGTCAGCTGCTAATTTAATTAACTTAATTCTTAATGGAGATACGACTGGATCTTCTGGATCAGTAAATCTTTCTTTGTTTTTTGCTTTTACTATGTTGTCTTGTATTGTTTGTTTTTTTATGTTTTCTACATTTATTTTGTCTTGATCGCTAATAGCAGTTTTTAAATCTTCTCTAGCCACATCTTCAGCATTTTGCTCTATGGCTTTTAATTCTTCTTCTGCTATCTTCTGCACAGATGGATTACCAACGGAACCACCCTCAAGATCTTTGCTAAAAAACGTCTGCTCTTCGTCAATGTTTGGATCAGTATCTTTCGTAATCGATAAGTTACCATCCACTTTTTGTTGTGTTGTTAGTTCTGTACCACTTTGTCCAGTAGCTTCATTCATCAATATTTCAGCCGTGCCTGCGGGTACATCCTTTGCTCTGTATTTAGCAAAACTAGGTCCGTACAAAGAAGCGGCAGTCTGCATCGCTAGTTGTTGAGAAGGCGGTAACATGCCTCCAGGTCCCATGGTGTCACCAATCAAACCTGCAATCCCAGGTCCTTGACGAAATGCTTCGATAGCCGTGGTTGTTCCTCCACCCATCGTGCCACCAAGAACCACACCTTCTAATAATCTGTCGGCAACTTGCTCACCAGTATACTCACCACCAGTCAAGGCAGTCGAACCAACAACCACGCCTTCTTGCAATCCTTCGGTTCCACCCTCAAACGCCACAGATTTACCAATTCGTTTACCAATCTCTTTTGCAGCATCAATTTTACCCGCTTCACCGAGCTTTTTTATTAGATCTTTACCAGTAATTGTAAGTAATTCGTCCTTCGGAATCACTCTTCCAGCACCAAATCTGTCCAAAAGTGCTATGATTGTACCCGCTCCAATAGCCACAGAGTCGTTATAACTGCCAGTTTTTTGCTCCATTTCCTCGGCAACTTCACCAGTTCCCACGATTCCAGAGCCTAAAATGGTCGCTCCACCTATCAAAGCTGCTGCTGGTACACTAAAAGGTGCAGTCAAAGCAGATGCCAAACCACCACCAAGTGCAATACCACTTGTCGCTATATTTTCACCAGTTTTCTCGGCAACCCAACCAATCGCATCACTCAAACCACCTTGTCGGTAGGCTTCACGAAGTCCCATGGTGTATTCTGGTTGATAGTTACCCTCTTTTATGTCCTTGTCTTGTTGTGCAACAATCTCTTGTCCATAATTAAATAGAGATTCAATCCCAGTTCGGGAGCCAATAACCTCAAGACCTTTACCAAAAAGTCTTTGTGCTTGGTCTATGCTGTACGCAAATGACGAATCTCTTGTTGCCATTATGTGATCCTAGTTACCCTTTTTTTGCCTGGAGCCAGTATATCAGAAAATCTGTTCTTAACCAGTCTTCCTTTTCTAATCGGTTTTTTGTTTAACTTTTTTCTAATCTTAAGAAGTCTAGTCATTAATAATATTCCCTTTTACTTTTCGGATACCAGTCTTCGCCTTCGTCTTCTCCGTCCAGTGCTATAAATCCACCTTGCCTAAACCTCATAACTGCCATCGTCATACTATCACAATAGTCGTCATGGTCTCCGTTTGGAAAAGATGCTACTTCTTCTATTACATCCTCTGCAAACTTCTCTCCACTAGGATACCACACTTTTCCAGATTCGAAAATAGGCGATACTATGTGCATCCTCGTGGTTTTGTCTAAGTTACCCGCCTTTCGTCTGCCAGGACTGAATGTCAGAACTGGTAGGTTTTGTAACCTTAACTCGTCTGCCAAGGGTTGTCCACTTGCTTTTGCCTCGATCAACATCATGTCTGGTTCCCAATACTCGTTTTCTTCTATCGCTATCTCTTTCAACTCTGGAAAACTCCAACGACCTTTCTTCGCATCTAACATTATCAAATGTTGTTCGCCATTCTTTTTTGGCTCAAATACACCCCAAGTTGTGATAGCAGAATAGTCTGCCGTCTCTTTTTTACTATAAGCAGTATCGTAACTTTGTAAAATATAGTCTAATCTTGGCACATCTTTTTCTTCCCACGGAGTCCACCACTCCCTTTTTATCATCGCAGTTTCTTCAGATGTAGGATTCTGTTGCCACTGTGCGTTCCATTTCATAGGCGACAGTGATGCCTTGACCTTTAACAACTCGTCCTTGTTCCAAAATTCAGGCCACAAGATCTTATCATTCGGTAAAATCGCTGGGAACTCCACGATATCCCATTGATCTGCCATACTATCCTTTGCTTGTGCCTGTAATAATCTGCCTGTCAGATCCTTCTTTGACCATCTTGTTTGCACAAT